TTGATGTTATCCAAGATGAAATTGATGGAGAACGTAAACTTGAATCTCAAGAATATGGTTGGGAAACAAGAGTAGGCTTTTTAACTATCTCATTAATGCATTGCAAGAATGTAAAAATTATTCCAAGGGGAGGGGGAATTGGTAAAAAACCTAATAAAAGAAATAGACATGAGCCTAAATTTCGCTATCACGTTTTGGATATAGAACCGATGAAGACGGTCCTGAGATTAGAAGGAGAGGGTGAAAAAATGGGATTAAAGCATGCGCTCCATATTTGTCGTGGTCATTTTAAAGATTATCGAAATGGGAAAGGTTTATTCGGTAAATTTAATGATCTTATCTGGTGGTCAGATCATGTTAGGGGAAGCATCGCTAATGGTATTGTAAGCAAAGACTATCGAATATTACTGGATGATGACAAGCCAGGAGAAAACGATGAAATTCATGGATAAAGTGATTACTCCGCAGGGGCTGGGGCTGGTGATTGGGCAGGGGGAGGCGGGGACGGTGCTGGTGAGCATTGCCAGGCGGGAGGTGGTGGGGTTGGTGTGCAGGGGGCCATGTGTGAATGTGTTTGTGAAGGAGGAAGCCATTATCCAACAACCGACAGCCGACAGCAGGGCGGACGCCGTCCGCCCCAACGGGGGGAGGGGAGGGAAGAATGGACGGCGATGAGGTGATCGTAGAGCAGGGGGTGAGCCGGTTCGGGCTGCACCGGTTGCATGTGATGCGGATGAGCGCCGATCCAGGAAGATCGGGGGAGGTGGATTTGGAGCGATGGGTGCAGGAGAAGGTGCTGGCGGTAGGAGGAGAGGTGGAATTATTTTATAAGTATGAGGAAAAGGAGCTGGGGGTGTGGCATTTGCGACTGTATTGGAAGGCGCCTGGGGAGGCGCTGCCGAGGGTGACGGTGATGCCGCAAAAGGTGGAGGTTACGGGGAAGGTGTATGTGGAGAAGGAGTGATGAAGATGCCCAGATCAGATGAACCAGCAGGAATATGGTGCGGGTGGCTACCGGACAATGATGTTATGAGCACTATTGAACTCCTGCGCGCTACTATCGATAGCCTGCTAAAAGATAATCACGCTTATGCTATCCGCATCGCAGAGCTGGAGTGGCGCGAAGAAGCTGAGGTGAAGAAGATATGGGAACAGTTGCAGCGTATCGAGGAGCTGAGGGCGGCGCTGAAATGGTATGCAGATCGGGCCAATTATGCCGAAAATCCAAACGCAGATCTCCGGTATATCGAAGGCGGTCCGGGTACGATCGTTGATGCAGATTATGGCAAGCGGGCGCGGGAAGCACTGAAGGATGACAAATGAATGAGATGAAACCGTGGAAGTGTCCAGGGGGGGGGCACGTGTTGGGGATGGTAGTGCGGAATGGGAGCGGGGTGAGGCAGCTGGTGCTGTACCGGGAGGCGATCTGGGCGGACGCCGTCCGCCCCGACGAGGCGGAAGAGGTGGATGTGATGGCAGTGGTGGAGGGGTATGTGGCGGATGTGCGCTGCTCGATCTGCGGGAGTGTGCGGACATGGGTGCCGGGGGAGGAGGCGATGCGGAAGCTGTTGGAAGGTGCGAAGGTTGGCAGGCAAGGTTGATATGGAAGAGGATCAGATCAGGATCAAGGTGATCAGAGAGGCGGTGGATGAGCTATGGGGAAAGATGGTCGATATGCAAAGAGGAGATCGGCCGCTCAGCGAGACGGAGTGGCGCCAGGCGCTGAGGCGGTTAGAGGGGCAGGTGAAGCAGCTGGCAGGGTTGGGGGAGGGGGTTTGAATGCAGCGGATCTGGAGATGTTGGCGAACCTGTGCCAATGGCGTGCAAACCTGCTGACGGGGCAGGCGATGATCAGCGAGCAGGCGCGGGAAATGCGGGAGCGGTGTATCCGGTTATGTTATAAGCTGGAGGCGATACATGAAAAGGTCGAGGGACGACGGTGATGGGCTAATTTTGATGGGGCTGGTGGTGATGACGGTGGTGGGGATCATGCTGCTGGCGCACAGCGGGCCGAGGCCGATGATCTGTAGGGTGTGGTCGTTCGAGAAGTGGGATTGGAAGACCGTAATGTGTATCGAGAGGCCGCATGTACGGCAGGAGAAATGGGCGATGGACCGGCCGGAGTCGACGGAGACAGGTTATCCATGGCCGACGGCGACGGAAGGGCGGACGCCGTCCGCCCCAACGGAGACGCCATCCGCCCCAACGGAGACGGTGGAGCCATATCCAGCGGCGGGGACGGCGACGCCGGGAGAGCCGTATCCGTGAGTTGGGGGCGCAAGCGTTGCGCCCCTACGAGGTATCAATGGAGGAGGTGAAGAGTGGTCCAAAAGGATGAGCCGAAAGGATTATTTGGGAAGTACCGGATCGAGAAGGGGGATGGGTCGGAGGTGGATCCGAAGGCGGTGTATTTTACGCTGAGGCTGGATACGGATGCGCATGCGCGAGCGGCGATCCGGGCGTATGTGGAGAGCTGCCGGGAGGAGCAACCGGAGTTGGCGAGGGATTTGGAGAGGGTGTTGAGAGAAGTGCAAACCACAGAGACACAGAGAATGAGGGTTGACATTTAGAGGAAAGTGTTTTAAAATTCATTAATTGAATATTGGCGATCTAAAGATCGCCAGCAGGTCCGATCACGTGTTCGGACCAAATTCAGAGATGAGCGCCTGATGTCGATAATGACATCAGGCGCTCGACGTTTAAGGTAAAGGAGAATGGAATGGATGCACAGACTTTAGCATTACTGGCGGGGGTTATCCTGTCGCTACTTTTCTCGTATATCCCAGGGCTGAACGTCTGGTTTGCGGCTCTGGATGGATCCATCAAGCGCCTGGTCATGCTGGCGCTTCTGTTCGTGGTTGGGGTGGGTGTGGTCGGGATTGCCTGCGCTGGCTTCGGTGGGGATATTGGCGTCGCTGTATCCTGTGACCGGGCCGGTTTCGTTGGCGTTCTCAAGGCGTTCGTACTAGCGCTGATTGCTAACCAGGCTGCTTATGCTGCAACACCGCTGCCTGCCAAAGTAACGGCTGCCAAGTCGTAGCGTAGCCAATGAATGGCGTCGAATCATGGGCGGCGTTACTGATCCAGGTACCGCTGGTCGGGGTATTCATCTGGTATTCGCTGACAACCCAGAGGGCGTTTATGGATGCGCTCGATAAGCGCGACCAGGCGTTCGAGAGGCGAAATTTAGCGGTCATCGAGGCGATGGATAAACTCAATACCAATGTTTGTGTTGAACTGGGTGAGATACAGATTGAAAACCAGAAGCATGACCGCTTTGTGCGTGAGAACTTTGCCAAGCGAGGCGCGGCGAAATGAGCGAGCCGATCCGTTTAATGTGGCCATGCGACCGGAACCTGGTGGTGATCACGGATACATTCAGGGATCACCGGAACCGGCCGGGATATAAGGGCAGCCTGGCGAATGATCTGGCGAGCCTGGGTGGGGAGAAGATCCCGCTGCGCAGCTCGCAAAATAATGGGATCGTGACGCTGGCGGGCTGGGATCGGAGCGGCTATGGAAACATGGTCAAGGTGACATATTTCAGCCGGGTGGTGGTGCAGACGGCGCACATGGAGAGCATCCTGGTGAAAGCCGGGGATAAAGTTTCAGCGGATACACCGATCGGGGTGATGGGGACGAGCGGGAACAGCACGGGGATACACACACACTTTGCGGTGTGGCTGGAGGGGAAGAATATCGATCCGCTGGACCCGGCGAATAAGATCGAGTTGGTCAATACGGCGGCGGAGCTGAACGGGCAGCCGGTGACGCCGGAACCGGTGAAGCCACCGACAAAGTTTGTGCTGCCAAAATTGCCAGCGCTGCCACTTTATAAGCCGACGGCGGCGGTGACGAAGTGGATCAACATCCGCGATCTACCAGGCGGGAAGGATATCGGGGATATCCGGCCGGGGGAGGTGGTGTATGTGTTCGGGTATTTGCAGATGGAGCAGGATGTGTGGTTCATGGTGATGAGGAAGCCGCAATATTCGGGCGATGTCAAGTTGCCGGTGGTGGGATATGCGGCGGCGTATTATCGGGGCGAGACGTGGCTGGAGCCGGTGTGAGAATCCCTTCGGCACTGAAGGAGATGAGGCGCTGAACAAAAATGGCGAGTGTCTATTGGGTCAGAGGTTCGGGTGGCATTGGGTGTGGATATTGCCGGTGTGTCTGGCGTTGGCATGGCTATGGGAGCTGAGATGGTTTATTTATCGGCGGCGCTGGTTCCGCTGTTGATATGGTACTGGACGGCGAGGGCAGCGTGGTGGATGGTGGAGATGGTTTATCCAGGGCGCAAGCGTTGCGCCCCAACGGGAATGGATTGAGTGAATGACGATTACGAAGTGGGATGAGTTGCGCCCCAACGGGAATGGATTGAGTGAATGACGATTACGAAGTGGGATGAGCTGCAACTGAAGTTCGATCTGCCGGAGCTGGATGAGGTGGAGGATGACGCGCGGGAGCGGATGATCACGCCGGAGGAGGCGCGGCTGATCAGCGAGGCGGCGGGGAGTGCGTTGCAAAAACGGATCGAGCGGACGAACTGGGAGAAAAAATATCCGGAGTGGTTCAAGGATTTCCTGATGCTGCGTGAGCAGGGTTGGACGTGGCGGGTGGGGTGCTACATTGCGTGGGCGAGCAGCCCGCGTAACGGGCGCTGGCCGGATACGTTGCAGGAACTGGCGACGGAGGTGCTGGGGCTGAAATCGCCGCGGGTGGTGTATACGTGGCGGAAGAAGTATGCGAGCATCGATGCGAGTATTTCGATGCTGCAGACGGCGACTCTGTGGGAGCACCGGCGGGATGTGATCGCGGCGCTGGTGAAGATGGCGATGGATCCGGATTATAAGAGTTTCAACGACCGGAAACTGTACCTGGAGATGGTGGGCGATTACACGCCGAAGAGCAAGCTGGAACTGGGGAAGGCGGGGAAGGGCGAGGGGCTGGATGAGCTGAGCGATGAGGAGCTGAGGACGTGGATGGGAGCTGACAACAGCCAACAGCCGATAGAGCCGAGTCTGCCAAGTCTGCCAAGCAAGCAAGGGCGGTCACCGACCGCCCCTACAGACGACTTGATCGAGGCAGATATGCCGCAAGGAGATGGGGCGTCATTGGAAGGGACAGATGCTGGCGAGTAGGACGGTGATGGTGGGTAAGACGGCGGCGCGGGAGGAGTTGGCGCGGCGGGAGCTGGCGCGGCGGCACCTGGTGGATTTCGAGTGCTATATCGCGCCGTATTACCGACCGGCTAGGCATCACCGGCTGGCGGGGGGGTATCTGGAGCAGGTGGAGTTATATATTCGGACAAAGGGAAAAGAGGGGATCGGACGGCTGTTGATTTTGGAGCCGCCGCGATACGGGAAGAGTGAACAGGCGAGCAGGCATTTCCCGGCGTGGGTGCTGGGGAAGCAGCCGGATGTGCGGATTATTCTAACCAGCTATGGGGCGGATTTGGCGACGAAGTTCAGCCGGAATGCGCGGGATGTGGTGCTGAGCGATAAGTACCGGGCGGTGTTCGGCGAATTGGCGAGCGTGGATGCGCCGGTGGAACTGGCGGAGGACAGCCGGAGCGTGAAAGCGTGGGATCTGAGCGCGCCACATCGAGGGGGGCTGATGGCGGCGGGTGTGGGGGGCGGGATCACCGGTACGGGGGCGCATTTGATGATCGTGGACGATCCGTTCAAGAATCGGGAAGAGGCGGAGAGCGAGGCGCACCGGGAGAGCGTGTGGGAGTGGTGGACGAGCACGGCGTATACGCGGCTGGAGGATGGGGCGGCAATAGTGGGGATGCTGACCCGCTGGCATGGGGATGATTGGGCGGGGAGATTGCTGAAGGCGATGGCGACGGATCCGAAGGCGGACCGGTGGAGGGTGGTATGTCTTCCGGCGATTGCGGAGAGCGGGCGGACGCCGTCCGCCCCTACGTTCGGGAGCGGATTGAACGGATTAGAGGAGAGCGGGCGGATGCCATCCGCCCCTACGTTCGAGGAATATCAACGGCAACGGATGCTGGAGGGGGTGTGGGTGAATGAGGTGGATCCGCTGGGGAGGCAGGCGGGGGAGGCGCTATGGCCGGAGAAGTATAGCATCGAGGATCTGGAGCGGATCCGGGCGAATATCTATGAGTATGACTTCGAGGCGCTGTACCAGCAGTCGCCGTATAACCGGATGGGGAATTTCTTCCGGCGGGAGTGGTTTACGATCGTGGAGGCGGCTCCGAAGCTGGAGGAGGTGGTATCCCGGATGTGGTTCTGGGATAAGGCGGGGAGCCAATCGGGGAAGGGGGATTATGCGTGCGGGGTGGTGTTGAGCGTGGCGCAGAATGAACTGGTATATGTGGAGAACGTGGCACGCAGGCAATGCACGCCGGGGGAGCGGGACGAGCTGATGATATCGGCGATGAAGGCGGATCTGGCGACGGGCAGGGGTATGGGGTGCATCTGGCACCAGCAGGATCCGGGGAGCGCAGGCCTGGACAGCGCGCAGGCGACGAACAGGCTATTGATGAAGGCGGGGTTCGGGATGATCCGGTTCGAG